TTCTCACTGACTACTTGTTCAACAATTTTGCTTGCCTTCTTGATGAATGCACTTCTGATTTCAGCAAATTTTTCTTTTGCTTCTTTCACAAGTTTCACACGAGTTTCAACAACTGATCTCTTATCTGTTTCAAACTCATTGAGTTCTTTAGCAAGAGATGAAGTCACAAATGACTCAAGTGTTGCCACTTGTTCTGCCATTTGCTTTCTATCCTGTTGTAACTCTGCCATCTCGTTGGCAAGTTGTTTTGTGATGAACTTCTGAAGCATCTCCATGTGTGGTTTGACGCCTTTTTTGTACATCACTCGCTGTGCCGCTAATTGTTTTCTGTCTTCTACGAATTCAGCAATCTCTTTTTTGAGAGATTCATTAACAAGGCGGTCCATCGCTTCAACCATTACAGACTTGTCATGTTCATAACGCTTGGCAAACTCTTCCCTAACTTCTGTCTTAGCTTCTTCTTTGACTTCTGATAATTTGGAATCCCATGCTTCTTGAATTTCAGCACGAGTATCTTCTGTTACCAGGTCTTTGTCAAGGAGTTGTTTGATAATGTCTAGCATGTTTAGTCTCCTTTAGCCTATTTTCAGATCCTTAATTAATCGGATCACTCCATCTTTTAGATGTCGCTGTGCTCTTGCATCTTCTTTGACTGCTTTAGCCACTTCCAATACCTTATGTCCGTGCTTCATGTTGAGAAGACTTTCATAAATTGGAGTTGGATAAGCATTTGGAGCTGATGGTTGAGCCACCACATCTACGGTAATAATGTCAAAGTCGGACACATTACCACTTCCTTCGTCTACGTTGCCTGATCCCCTTGATGATACGCCTAGTTTTACGCCTGATTGTAGCATTGTTTCTACAAGTTTACCCATCGGAGTGGGTAAAATTTTTAATTTGCCATATCCGTTGTGTCCATCCATCCACATTGATGTCAACATGTGTGACACTCTGTCAAGATTGATTTTTAAATCTTCTGGATGATCCACTTCGCCGAGGACTGATGAGCCCCCAGCGATTTGGTCGGATATTTTTTGCACTGCTTTGTTGATTTCGAAAGTAGGATACACTCTCTGGTTTGCGTTCTTTACGTTACCTTGAATACAAATACCCTTCATGTACAGATCCTTACCTTCGTTGGAAGACTCAACCACAACCTTTGCTTGGTCGAATGTCAAGTGTTCTGATAGTACTTGCATATCCTAGTTCCTTTACTTAGATGCCACAGGAGACTTGCCGTCTACTGATCCTTCTTTTTCCATTGCCTTTGGTGCGTTGTCCATCTTAGCAGATTTAATTCCGCCTTCGTTTTTGAAAGACTTGCCCATAGGCTTTGCAGTGTCACCTGCTAATGCTTTGCCAACGCCGCCTTTTTCTTCAGCGCCTACACCCATTGCGTGTGCTTTGGCATCATTAACTGGCTTGTTCTTTGATGGCACAGGTGATTTCTTTTGGTCTGCACCTGCTTCTTTGCCCATCTTTTCTGCGCCATGGCCTGATTTGACCATTTCAGCATATTCTTTTACGATTGAATCAGCGTCTTTTGACTCTGTGTAAGACTCTTCTGGAGCTTCTTCTTTGTCGTCATCCATCATTTTTGCAAACTCTGCCTTAAGAGCATCGAGTTCTTTTTCTAATGGTTCAAACATTTCTTCAGCTTCGCCTTCTTCACCTTCTTCACCTTCATCGTCGCCTTCTTCACCTGGCATTTCCATGTCGTCCATGCCTTCTGCTTCTGCTTCGATGTCGGAGATTAGATCGTCAGTTGCGTCACCGCCGATTTCTTCGATTGTTTCGTCAGTTGATTCTGCAGGCTCTTCAGTTTCTTCGTCTGCAGTTTCTTCTACTTTGTCTTCTGAATCTGTTGATTCGTCTTTGGCTTCATCTACTTCATCACCCTCAGCTTTGTCGGATGATTCATCAGCTTCTGAAGTTTCCTCTTCCTCTGCTAGGATGCCTTCATAGATTTGGCGTGATTTTTCCACTACGATTTCGTGGAAAACCTTTTCTGCCTCATCTTTCTGCTCATTTACTAACAGATCAAGGAGTTTTTCAAATTTTGACATGATTGCG